GTAGTAATACCCATAAGAATAATTAAAACCCAAGCCATTCTCCTTTTATTTACTTGGTATGCCATTTTGTCAGGGATTAAATCATCATCCCCACATCTGCAGTCGCCTTCACAAACATCACAACCCATTAGTCATTCTCCTGATAAAGATTATTAAATGTTACGTGTGGATCTAAATAACTTTCATGCTGTTCAGCAGAGTGTGTCCATTGGGATGGTGCAAAGTCTGGAGGACCTTCACCTGTTCGCCATAAAGCAGGACTTGTTGCTCTAACTCTGTTATTTGGTAATGCAACTAGATTACCTGTCCACTCTCCTGCATCTGTGAGATACAACACGTGACTTTGTTTGTGTTGTGCAGGATCATCAGCTATATCACTATCTGTATAATCTACAGTAAATAAATATTTGCCTTTGTAAAACTCATTATCTATTTTGCAAAGCCACGGACTAGAACTTACTCTGTCCATCACAATAACACTGTGATGTCTTGATTCACAATCCCACGGCTGTGCTAAATGATCTTGCATGGGTGTGGGCCATTCATCTACAGGAATGTCGGCTACCAAAGCTTGTATTGGCATCCTAGCCCACATTGCTCCCCCATGTATATTTTCCATACCGTCTTCTAAATCTGATTCACACCCTGTAAATACAACTTGAAAACTTAGTGATCGGTCTGGGATGGTGTTTACTGCAATAACCATAGCGTGTAGAAATTCGCCATGATACCTTTGATGATTGCAAGTAAACTCTCTACGTACCCAACAATGAAAATGTGGTACGTTACTTATAAGGTACGACACTAATTATCTCTTGCCACCTCTAGCCATAGCCTTTGTTTTTTTACCACCTCTAGCCATTGCTTTTGTTTTTTTGCCACCTCTAGCCATAGCTTTAGATTTCTTGCCGCCATACATCATTTTTGTTTTAGCACCATTCTTACCTTTAATTTTAGCTATGCCTTTTGCAATGCCACCTTTTGCCATAGCCTTAGATTTTTTACCACCTCTAGCCATTGCTTTAGACTTTTTCATTCCAACCATTATTTACTCCTCATATTTTTAAATTTATCTATTCCTTTTATCCCTAACCCAGCAGAAACTGTCAAGAATAAAAGATACGTATACCACTCTGGTAATTCATTAAGTCGTTGAAATCCATTTTTAACTACATCTTCCATACCGGGAATGAAGACCAAAATTGTTGGAATCAACACCACGATTGTAATCACTTCATCTTTCCACGAGTTTTGAGTACCCTGTGCCATTATTATTTCCCACTTTGAATCGTGGGTTGCCGCAGTCTTCATAATCTCTGCTTCTGCTGCAGCTTTGGTTTGTGCTAATGTTGCTTTAGCTTTCTGTTTCTCTATCTGTCCTTGCATGAATGATCCTGCAAGTTCACTTATTGGTCCTAACAATGCTTGAAACATTATGTGTTTTCTCCTGTTGGTTTACCAACGTATACGCAAGTGCTATATCCGTTTAAATATTGAGGATCTTGTGTTATACTGGTTCTTACCTTTGCTACATACTCGTAACAATTATCTGATGAAGTAAATGGAAAATTAACCATTGGAAAGTTTACCCATGTTGCATTATCCCCTAACGCCCATAAAATTGTAATTACTGGAATCCACACTACGCTTTTCTCCTTGTTTTCTTGCGTTTTCTTCCAGAAGCAGTTACAGACCATTTTACAGCTTTAGGTCCTGTCTTCTTACGTGCTTCTGCTTTGCTTATCCTTTTCGCTACAGATTTAGGGCGACACGCAGGATACGGTCTAGATTTCTTTTCTTTACCAGATCTGCCACACTTCTTGCCAGTTTTAACATCTCGCCAATCTTCTTTGAACCATTTTGTTAGTCCACCTTTGGGTTTAGCCATTATGCGTAAGTTCCACCCCTTTTCTTATATGTACGCACTAACCACGCATTTGCATATGCTGATGGGTATACTTTAAATTTTCTTTTTGCTTCAGCTTTTACTCTTGCATACAAAGCTTTATTTTTAGGTGTTGCACCTTTTTTCTTTTTAGTGGATTTTTTCTTTCCACCCTTTTTCATAAGTTTAAAGTCAGCACCACTAATTTTGCCATCTTTATTCTTATCTAATTTTTTTTGACCACCTTTTAGCATTTCCACCTTCTCCTTGCCTGTCTTAATCTACTGTTTGGATTTTTTGCTGCCTTAGGAAACTTTTTCATTTGTCCTGCACTTCTTGCACAGAAAGATTTTCTTCTCTTGGCCGCTTTACTACCTTTCTTTACTTTCCCTGTAACTGCAGTTTTTAATTTACTACCGGGATTATCTCGTCTATATTTTGCAACACCTGCCTTTGTCATACCTGCACCAGACTTAGTGGATCGGTAATACTTCTTTGTGCGTGGTGGTTGTTTATCCTGTTTTCTTGCCATTATTCGACTTTCTGAGGAACACAGTAAGCTTTGACCCAGATTTTATCTCCTGCCAAAGACTGACTCCAATTTTGATCTCTAATTTTTTTTGCAATCTTTAAACATGTATCTAGGTTATCAAAATAAATACTATCTTGAACTGTGCCAGATAGAAAAATTAAAAGAACCCAAATCATAGTAAAAGGGGCAAGTTGCCCTGCCCCTTATATTAATTAAGTTCCAGTTGAAACTGTAGCAGATTCAACAGGGTTAACTGATACGTCACAGATCACAGCGTGTACTCTGAAACGTAACGCAGTTGTTCCTGAAGATCCTGAATCAAGCACTGTTACTTGAACAGAATCAGCAGAAGTAACCATGTTACCACCTGCAGCCTTTAAGTTGAACTGAATATCGGCAGCAGCGTTACTTGCTCCACCGTCAACAAAAGCATCAACGTCAGTTGACGTACCCACATCAAGAGTAACATTAGCGTTACCAGAAGCTTCAAGAACTTCTAATGTTCCACCAATGACCATGCTATCAGCAGGTAAATCAATTAACTTAACGATGTCATCACCTGCTAGTGAAGTATTGTCAACTGCATCATAGACAGGAGATGTAATTATGTAAGGTCTGGGTAGATTACCCGGATGCCCTACTGTACCACCACCAGTGATGGTTCTATCATAAGTAGCCATAAATTAATCCTCCCTTAATCTAAGCTAACAACAGCACGACACATTGCTTCAGGTCTGAGTACCTTTCGACCAAACACGTGAAGTCCTCTAACTACGTCAGAGAAACTTTCTGTTGATCGAACTACTTCAGTCTTTGCAATATGAGATGCAGTAGCAGTTGAAGACATATGTCCAGCTAATAGGATGTTTTCAGAACCATCAGTAGCAAGACCTGATAATGTTACCTCATCAGTACCAGCAGTTGAATTTAATGCTGTAGTCTTATAGCATGAAAATCCTGCAATGTTACCGAGAGACACAAGACCATTTCTTAATGGTGATGTCTGATCGCCTGTTACCTGAACTTCGGCAAATTTTGCACCTGCTGAGAATAGATGCTTATAGAATAGTGGTGGTGCAACAAACCATCTGTTTTCTTCTGGAACAGATTGATCGTCTAATGCACTTGCCATTACAAGCATAGTATTTACAGCAGTATCTCCCGGAGTAGTTGCACCACCAATATCAAGAGCAGAACCTAATGTTCCGATACCTGAAATTTGTTTTGTGGTAGCACCTGATTCGCCAGTTAGACCTGCGTTAGTTGCCATTAGATCTAAAACATTCGCATCATACTTTCTCTTGAGAGAGTATGCACCAGATGATGTTGCCAATGCTTCAAAGTTAACGTGTGACTGACGCTCTTCAATGTCGTCAATCTTAAACGCAAATGCGTTTGCTTGGTCAACAACCATAGTAATTTGGTCGTCTGCCAAGTCTTGAGTGTTAACCACAGCACCTCTTGTGTAAGCAGATACTGTAATTGTCGGTTCTTTGATAATATTAACCGTATCGCCAAAGTTCTCGATTTCGCCAGCATAGTCTGTATTAGTTATATCTTCTACAACCGATGCTCTGCGAAAGAATTTAAGAACTTTTTGGCTAAAAATGGACGGTGTAAAATTACCACTAGGCAGGTTACCGTGACCTGCAGCTGAATCAAAAGCCATCGCTTTTCCCCTTTAAAAGTTGTTAAAATTAAGAATTAAAATCAATACGACCTTCTATTCTAGCTAAATCAATGTCTTTTTCAAAACGTTCAAACTCCTGTGCTTTGAGTCTAGAAATCTCAGAAGCTTTCCATATGCGTTTACCAGCGTTAGAATCAACAGTTACCTCTCTTGCTTTTGCAGGAGTTATTGCTGATGCTGCAGTTGGTTTTACTGCTTTTGGTTTTTTAACAATACCAGCATCTACTTTGTAGAGGTCTATAACTCTAGATGCCCATAAAGCATCTGTGTTGTTTTTATATATACCATCTGCTAAAGATGCAGGTTGTGTTTCTAACCAATCAAGAAACTTCTTGTCTTTTCTAATGTCATCAAAATCAGGATGCTTTCTCAGTAGTTCTTCATAAGCTTTCTGAACAACCAAATTCTTTTCACGTTCACGAATTGTTTCCAACTCTTGATGAAGTTCTTTTGATTTTTCTTCAGCTTGTTGATGAGCAACAGTCTGTACAACTGCGTACACATCTGGATATGCTGTTTTAAATTCTTCTAACTCCTCTGGAGTTTTTGGCATCTGAACATTAGTTTTTTGAGATACGGATTCTTTTATTGCGTTTTCTAATTCGCTTTTTTCAGTCTTCCATGTCTCAAGCTTTTGATCATAATGCTTTTTTAAATCATCATATCTTTTTTTAAAGTCAACTTCGTCAGCTTGTTTTGACTCAACGAAACTTGTATTTTCTTTTACCGTGGCTGCTTCTTCAGCAGGGGGTGTCTCTACTTCCTGTTCTTCATCATCTTTGTAAACGTCTTTACGATATGCATTTCTGTACAGGTTTTCGTTATTTATAGTTCCAAAGGAATCATTGTTTTTATTAGCTCTGTGGCCGCTTGGTTTTTTTGCCATGATAATTCTCCTTCTAGCAGTGCCACATGGCTTGGGGTGGCTGCTCGGTTATGTAGGGCTGCATTATTGCAGGTAGCTACGTTAATTTTAAACGGAGTTAATATTGTAAAGAAGGTCTGTTTTGTAAGTATGTTCCAAACATACCTTGTCCACTTAAATCAACTTTATCGTCTAAAAAACTGGGTTGTGCAGATTTCTTCTGTATCCTTTCAGCAGGAGTTTCTGGTCTAGATACAGGTAACTCAGGTCTATATATATCTTGGGGAGAAAAATAAATATGTTGTGATCCTTTTCCTCTCATATAATATATAGGCACATAAGTTCTATCTGCTACTTTATTCTTGAAATCTTCTGAGGTAGAAGCTTTTGGATTATAATAAAACAATGCTCCACCTGTAAAATCTTTTCTTTTTCCTGCTAACACATCTTTTGCCATGTCAACAGTTTTCATATAATTTCTGTATGCTTGTGGGTTTGTTACGAGTTCGGTTACGTGTGTTCGCAGATCAGCAAACCCATCTTGTCCTTTTATCTCAAGCCCTGTAAATTGAAATGCACCACCAGCAGTTTGTCTGTTCAGTACATCTTTTACATTAAACTGGCTTTTAAAATCTTGATAGTCAGAGTTTATTCTGTTATTTACAACATGCATTACACTCTCAAGTCCTTTTTCACCTAAGATACTAGCTTCTGTAATAGCTGTTAAAGCTAAAGCTTCTTCATCAGACATTTTATTTAAAAACTCTTTTGTTGTTTTTCTTGCAGGTTCAGGTCCTCCGGGAAATCTTTCTTTTATTGCTTCATACAAGTTAAGTAACCCAGCACTAGGTCGAGTAGCAGGAAGGTCAACTTCTCCCCCATTTGC